AAATCCGTTGATTTATGTAATAGTATCATACAGTGGCATAAAACGAAACTATGAAAGTATGGATTGAATCCGGCGGTACTGTTGAATCATGGAATAGATCATTTTCATTAGTAATTATTAATGATAAATCACTTGAGGATATGGAGTGGTTCACAGAAAAGTTAATAAAGGAAATTGACGGAACATTAATGGCAACAGATAATAAATATCACTTTGTGCAACCGGACCCTTCAAGCGCATTTTTCCAAGAATTATATTTTACTGGTCAAGTTTCAGTTACATTAGATGAAGCGCAGCCTTTTATTGTTGAGCGCTTTTAATGGCTACTACAATATTAAAAACAGTAAAACCTTCCGGTGGTGACTATTCAACTTTAGTCTCAGCGCTTGCTGATGTGCCAGCCAGTTTAATTGCTACTGATGAACAGTGGAATATTGAAATAAGTACGTTTTCAGGTGGTTTATCTGGCGCTGTTACAATGCCAACAATCACAAGTGACGCAACAAGATATTTAGAAATCAGGGCGGCGGCTGGTGATGAGTATAATCCGGTAGACGATACAGGTATATTTCTCACAGCTAGCGCTGCATTTGCTGGCGTACTTGTTAACAATGTTACTCACTTTTGTAGGCTAAGAAATATAGGCGTAAAGAACACACGCACAGCAGCAAGCGGCAGGGGTATAGATTGGGCGGCTGATGACGGGCTGACAGAGGGTTTATTTGCGACAACACTATCAACATCAGGTGCAATATTATATTTTTTCAACAACGCGCAAAGGCATGTAATACGCGAATGTTTATCACACCTAGGAACAACAGGTTTTGATTTTGGTAATAACGACCCAAGAACAGCGGATAAGCTAACATCAATTGACGCTTCAGCGGTAGGTATTGACACAGGCACAGCAGCTACAACAATAACAAACTCACTATCAATAGGATCAAGTAATCCTTGGCTTGGTACTTTTCAAGCAGCATCAAGCAATAACGCTAGTGATGGAACTGACGCACCAGGAAGTGGTTCAGTACAAAATATAACTACCGCAGATTTAGCGAATTATGCCGGTGGTGACTTCAGGACGGCATCAGGAAGCGTATTAGCTACGGCGGGTACTGTTGATTTTATAGGGTATGCTTTAGAGACATCTAGCGGTATAACTATAACAGGGACATCAGTACCAACTCAAACCGAAGCGGATATAGTTACAGGTGGTAAAACCATCATACTAACACTAGCCGGTGATACGTTTGTAACTGGTACGTCTAGCGAAGATGGTATAGCCGGTGGTAGTGATTCAGATATAGCCGCAAGTGGTACGAATTGGGATTCATTAATAAAAACCGCATTAGATAATACTGATGTTGTTTTATCAGTTGGCGATACGGTTGCTACAATTACATTGCCAGCATTCGGCACTTATGACATTCCAGGCACTGAGACAATTACATGGACAATCCCAGCAGCAAGCTTAACAACTGGCACTAGCGATAATAGCGCACCCAAAGTTTTAACACTGTTCGTCACATCGGGAATAGAATCATTATCTAAAAACTTGATGCCATCACCAACCGCTATACAGCCTAATATTTGACGTGTAAAGTTTGCCGAATGCATTTGTATATTTGTTCTACCTTGTACGTTGTCAATAGCTATACAGTCACCATTTGACGGGCTAAAGTGCTTTCTTCCAATAAAACCACCGTTAGGATAAATACAACTAATGTCTTGTGCGTTATCTAACATCGGCAATTCAAGCGTAAAGCATTGAAAGTCACCATAGGTTAGTCTGCCAAGTGTGCAATCTGCCATGTAAAATCTTTCAATTCTTAATTTCATTTTTGGTATCCTTAAATTATCTAGGTCGGGTACTAATATAGTTGTATAGCTAATGATTATTCACCTTATTAATTAATATTAACTTTTGTTCTGGTCGTTTTTATTTCAATAACTTCTACAGCTTTAATTATTTGAGAGCTACTGTATACATTGTAATGTTTAATTAGCTCTAGATCGTCTTTAGCTTTATAAGTATCAAATACCTGCCATGGAAAACCTTCTGTTTTAAACCTAAGTTCATACTTAATACTCATTACTCACCTCTAGTTATTGCAGGTACGTTAATACCTGCATGTTGATTTAAATTATCGTTGACCGTTAAAGCCGACTTGCTGCCCTTGTTGCTGACCGTTAAAGCCGCTGTTTTGTTGTTGTCCTTGTTGTTGGTAGCTACCTTGCTGGCCTTGCTGTTGTGGTGCGCCTTGGCTTTGTGCTTGGTTGTCATCGTCAAAGATAGAAACCATTAACATATCGCGTTGCTGCCCGTTTGTTTTAGCCGCTAAAGCGTTCTGTTTAATCAATACACCGGCTAATGATACACTAGGGTCTAATAGCATATACTCGCCATTATCGTTGTTTAGCATTACACCTAGCTTGGTATACTCGCCTTTAGTTTGCCCGTCTTTTTGATACTCACCTGTTTTTGCTACTATACGTTTTGCCATTTTCTTTATACTCCAGTTTAATAATTAATTGTTACGCGGTTAATGTGTAATAAAGATTTTACTATCTTAGTTGCTAAAGCGTTATCTATACCGCAAGTGCTGATTAGGTGGTCTTTTATTTCACCTCTAACCATGCCGGTATGTTTTTTATTTGCTTCAAGCTTTGCTCGTTCAGCTTCTTGTGCAATTCTTTCGTTGTACTGGCGTTGCTTTTCTTGTTCGGTTGCTCGCTCTGCCGCTTGTTCAGCCTGTTGTTTTGCGTACTCTTCACGCTCAATAGCTCGTTTCTTTTCAAGTTCGGCTTGTTCAGCTTCATTAATTAAACGTTGCTTTTCGTCTGCTTCTGCCTGTGCCTTTGCTTCCGCTTCATTAGCTACGCGATCAATCTCAGCCTGTTGAGCGTCCATCTTTTCCTGTTGGACTCTCATAGCATTCTGTTGAACTTCTAAAGCTTCTTGTTGTACTCGGTTAGCTTCTGCAAGCTCTGCCTCTCGTTGTTGTTCTGCTTCACGATTAGCGGCAATAATTAAAGCATCACCTAAAAACTCTAAAGCGTCTGCTCTGGCCTTTATTGCATCACTCTTTAAATGATAAAAACCTTGCTCTGTATCTACTTCGCCGCAACTATCAATTAAATCAGATATACCGGTTGAATTAGTAGAACTTGCTTGATGGCACAATTCATTAAAGAAATTAATCTTCTCTTTAATATCCGCTTCAAACTTAGCTTTGCGATCTTTTTCTGCTTGGTCATGCTCCTTGTACGCTTCCTGGTGTGGCTTTTGAATATCAACAAGTAGTTTTAATATTTCATTCTTTTTCGTGTCTACGTTTTGACCACCAAGCTTCCAATACTCTTTAGCGGTTTTATGCGCCTTATCGAGTCTTGTTCTTGTCGGTGTAGTTTCATCAAGTACAAAACGTTTACTAGCTTGATAACCCTCCTTGGTTGACATGTCAGGAATGAAGTTGCCTTTCTCTTGTATCTCAGCAATACCCGCCGCTATTTTGTCAAACTCTATTAGTTCCTTTACTTCGCTCATTTCTTATCTCCATTTATGATTGTTAGTTGCTTGTTGTACGCTTCATCAAAGCCTTTCGCATAAGCCAGTTCATCAAGGTTAAGTAATCTACAGCGCCCTTGAAGTTTGTTTTTATGTCCAGCCAGTAATAAATCTAAGGTTCTTTTGTTTTTTATTGCCGAATAACAAGCTGATTCTTTTCTACACCACTCGTTGAACTCTTCAATTTTGTCTTTTACTTCTTGATCTCTGTTGTCTGCTTTTTCTAATGACATTTCATAATTCAGGTAATCAACGTAATTAGGATCATCAAACTGGCCCATAAATATATCGGCACTAAAACCTAACTCAGATAACCCTTTTGTTTTTGCATTAGTAACTACCTTTTTTCTAACTTCGTCATCAATTTTCATGTACCCTTCTTTGCCCTTATAGCCGTTAGTCATATAGCATGATTTTTCACTAGCATGAATAGGTATTTCACCCCTACCACCGTCAATAGTAAAAAATAAAACAGCATCATAAGAAAGTATTGTTGTTGTGCCATATTCTTTTTCAGTAAATACTCCGCTACCAACAACGATACCCCATCCAATGCCTTGAACTCCAAACTGCTCTGTAGCTTTCCAATTTTGATACATTGGAGCAACTGACGTAAAATTAAACTGGCCTTTGCTTGCTTTCTTTGTATGAGCTGGGTCTGTCTTTTTTACACTGTCCCATAATTTCAAATTGTTGTTTTTTTCAGTAGCCATTATCCTTCACCTAATTTAATTTGAACTTGCATTTCAGTAATTATTTTTAATACTTCGCTAACTTCGGTAATGTCGTCTAGTATTATTTTGTGAGCCAAATCATGTAGTGACATATATTTACCATGCCTAACACCTCCGGCACTCATCTTCTCATCGTGCGCTACCATATCGTTTAATTGTTTTTGATAACTGTTCATTGTAATCGCCTGTTTGTTTAATCTGTATATAAGAGCAAGCTAGAAAGCTCGATTTACCTCCGTGCCGGCCTAACACGTTAGACTAACTCACTCATATATACAGACTATTTAAAATTAAACGAT